CTCAACTTTGTTAAAGTAGAGCATCACGCGGAGCGAAGCAACCCTTTGGTCGCTCCGCTGGATTCTATTAAGAATCCTTCGTCATTCACATCGAATGACACCTTATACTTGCCTGTGTGGATTTCACGCAGGTACGGTGCACGAGCCTCCAAATTTTGGAGGGGCGTGGACCTCAAGTCACGGTCTGCCCCGACATTCATTAAGCATATGCATAATGAGTGTGCTTGGTGGCTTTCCGTTTTCCGCAAGGAGTATCCCCTATTTGCCCAACACGATTGCGTTGGCCAAAAGCGAGTCACGCGCCAATTTTTTGACGCGTGGACTTCGATGGTTTTACTCTCTGGTGGCAATCTAGATTTTACCGTCATAGGGCGGCACAATCAGATACACGAGATTGTCTCGTGGATCTCCAGAATAGTCTGGAAGATTGCTTCCAATTGCGAAGGGTTTATGAAGCAAGCTAAAGAGTTTGCTCATAGCTGTCGACTTGCCTGGGTTCATAAATGTTATGACCCTAGGACAATCCGCCACTCCCGGTCATTTTGGCCGGGATGGTTGAAGTGTCGTCACAGCATCGACCAAAAGGGATATCAAAGATCCCTTCTCCAGAAATCTTTCCTTGCCAGAGCATTACCTATGCCTGGTAAGGATTCCATTCTTGGTGCGATCGCGCCTATGATTGAGAGAGTAACTTCAAAATGTGAAGTCTCTCCGCTCAAGACGCGCGTGATCGATAAGATTCTTGGTAAGAGAAGGCCCAAGTTATTAACTCGGGTTCCTTTGCAATCACCGGGCTCCTGCTTTCAGAATTCCCGTCTCAAGGGTGGACGTCGTAAATACTACGCCAACCGACTCCAAAATTTTTTGGAGGAGACATCGAAGTCTGATATCGTGTATAATGATCACGATGCCTTTGCAAAACGTTGGGAAAATCCCAGCGGTTTGAAGGAAAGTAGGAGGATTCTTTTCCTTAGAGAGCACATATGGAATTCCCATGATTATATCATGGACTCCACCCCTGTGCCTCTTGCGGAGAGAGGTTGGAAGGTCCGTGTGGTATCCAGGTCTTGTGCACTTCGTGTGGCACATTCCGATGGATATCGCGAAAGCTTTCGCAAGATGCTTATGCATCGGCGTGCTTTTCGCCTGCCCCAATTGGGTCAGACCGACTTTCTACCTCTCAGTGGGAGGAATCGCTCCAATAAACTCGTGTTTTCTGCAGATCTTTCTGCAGCAACCGACTTGATTAGTCGTGAGTTATTGGAGGCCCTTGCCGCATACCTCGGTATCGATCCTGCACTTGTGTGCGGTGGTCGGATACAAGCCAGTAAATCTGACTTCGTCAATATGACGCGAGGTACCTTGATGGGCATCCCTTTGAGTTTCCCTTTCTTAAACTTGGTACATTTGTACGTTTGTGAAAGTATAGGCGCTCATCGGGACACATATTATATATGTGGAGACGATTTAATCGCTCTCTGGTCCATCGCCTTGATCAGAAAATACAAGAAAGCCCTGTTAAATTTAACAGGGATGCTTCTGAATGATTCAAAGTCATTCATCTCTAAAACTAGAGGTATTTTCTGTGAGAAGGCCTTCCATTTAGCCAAGGATGGTTTGCGCGTTAATAGACAATTTTTGTCTATTAAGGCACTCACACCTTTAGGACGATCGGTATCTCCTAAAGGGCCTGAAAGGCATCCTGAGCAACCATGGGAGTTTGCACCTCTTTTGTACCTATCCACTCATTATGAGAGATTAGGACACTCAAGAGTCTTATTCTGTCAAAACATGATTCTTACTGAATATGTTAAGAAGATAAGATACCTTGCAAGGAGATATCGCATATCTGCGTACCTTCCTTTGCACTTAGGTGGTGCAGGTCTTTTCCCGCCCAAGGGTAATTCCGTACTTTCTCAAAATGAGGAAGCCTGGATAAGATCCTTGGAATCCGGAGACGCAAATGCGGCTGCCCGGTTGCGGATGGTCCGAAGTGGGACCACGAAGTCATACAATTTTGATGCTCGTGGTTTTCGACGGACGGCCCAAGTTACTAAACACATCGTGTATAGTAATAAGGGCCCTGGGTTATCTCCTAAGATACTCGGTCTAATTGGCCGGTATCGTGCATTCAACGACGATCTTTCGGCCGCTGAAGGCAGGGACATTCCCGAGGATATCTCCCCCCGATTATACTTCAAAGCACTTGGTGCCTTTGAGTATAAGGGAGATCGCCCTCCACAAAATTTCCGACGATATGCAAAATGCTATCGCCTGGATCTTGTAGAGGACACCTCAAAATTCGGTGTCGCTGATATGCTTAAGCTTATCAAGCGCACCTTGCCTGATCCGGTTCTGGTCGAAGTCCTGCTTAATGAGCAAGATGATTTCGCCTCACCGTATGAGGAGGATAGGGCTCTCTAGAGATTAGTCTCTAGAAAGTCCTGTGG